CAACTCCGGGCAGGACTACCTGACGGACTTCCCCGGCGACGTAGTGAGGCTGCACGAGAAGGAGGGTTGGCGATACATCGGGCGTCATTGCATCTGGAAAGAACCCTTGACCGTCCGCAACCGGACGATGCAAAAGAATCTGGCCCATAAGACTCTGGTACAGGATTCGATCTATTGCGGAGTGGCGTCCGCGGATTTCCTCTTGATGTTCCGCCGTCAGGGCAAGAACGAAATCCCAGTCGCTCACCCTACAGGGCTTTCCGTCTACTACGGAGAAGGGAAAGTCCCTCCGGAACTACACCGATGGAGAAACCACAAAGGCAGTCAGATCGAGAACCGATACTCCCACTGGATATGGCGACGGTACGCCTCCAGCTTTTGGGACGACGTGCGGCTGGACTACGTGCTGCCCTACATTAAGGCCCGGGAAGAGGATGACGAGAAGCACGTCCACCCGCTGCAACTGGACGTGATCCATCGGGCTGTGGTCCTGCGGAGCAATCCGGGGGAAGTGGTGCTGACGCCGTTCATGGGCGTAGGCAGCGAAGTCTATGCGGCGGTAAAGGAAGGTCGCAAAGCCGTAGGGATCGAGTTGAAGACTTCCTATTACAAGCAAGCTCTGCGGAATCTGGTTGCGTTGTCAATGGAACAGAAGCGAGTCAAGAAAGGACTGGTATGACCGAGCTATACAAACGATACCGACCGAAAGACCTGGACGAAGTGGTGGGCCAATCGTCCGCCGTGACGGTGCTGAAGTCGATGATGAAAAAAGGGGAAGTCCCTCACGCTATCATGCTCACTGGTCCGGCCGGATGCGGAAAAACCACGCTGGCGTACATCATCGGCAAAATGGTGAAATGCCATCCGAGCGAATTCCATGAGTATGACATTGCCGATCTATCAGGAGTGGATGACATTCGAGCGATTCGCCGACTAGGACGGACATATCCCATACAAGGGAAATCCAAGGTGATATTTCTGGACGAATGCCATCGCATGTCCAAGAATGCTGAGGACGCCCTGCTGAAACCGACAGAGAAGATCCCCAACTACATGTGGTATATCCTCGCTACCACAGACCCTCTGAAGATGCAGAAGACTTTGCGGAGTCGCTGCACGAAGATAGAACTGAAGCCGATAGGCGATGACGTGATGACGGAATTGCTCGTATCCACCGCGGCTAAAGAGAGCCGCAAGGACATCGACGACGAAGTGTTCACGAAAATCGTGAAAAACGCGGAGGGATCAGCCAGAGAGGCTCTGGTGTTTTTGGAAACCGTTTTGCGTCTGGACTCCGAAGAGGAAATGCTGGAAGCTATCGAGACGGTCCAGAAAACGCAGGCTATCAACTTATGCCGTCTGCTGCTGAATTTCCGCCCGGACTGGTCCGCTATCGCCAAGCTGCTGAAGGAAATGGAGGGGGAAGAGCCGGAAGGACTACGACGGATGGTACTGGGATACATGCGGAGCGTGGTGCTGGGCGGCGGAAAGATGGCGGGTAAGGCATTCCAGATTCAGTGCTGCTTTGAGCGGAACTTCTATGACACGGGCAACGCCGGGCTCCAAATGGCGTGTTGGGAGGCGGTCAACGGCAAATAAAATCCCGCGTGGGCGATGGCTCTACGATAATAGGGATATAGGGCAAAGGTTGGAGAAAAGAAGATGAAACCGAACAAGACCATAGACGCCGACGAATTCAAAATCCTGGACATTGATCCGAACCTGCTGGACCGAGAATGGCTCAATCAGCCCCGATTCTTCATGCGATACGCGATTCAGGCGGCGGACGCCCGGCGACGATTTGAAGAGGCGAAAGCCAATCTCAAAGTCGTGGCCGCCGAGCAGGACAACCGCATCCGGCAAAAGGCTGCTGCGATGGAGGAGCGGACCACCGAGGCCGCCATCTCTGCCGCCGTCATCCGCAACAAGACCTACCGGGAAGCGGAGCAAGCCGTATTCGACGCCAAGCACCATATGGATGTGATGGACGCGGCGGTGGAGTCCCTGCGGCATCGCAAAGACGCTCTGGAGAATCTGGTGCGGCTGCATGGCATGAACTACTTCAGCGAGCCGAAAGCCAAGGGCGATAATAAGGGCATGGTCGATGATATGCGTATGCGTCGGACGGTGAAGGATCGGGGCGGCAAATGAGTGTGTTGTGGCTGGGAGTCGCTATCCTGGGCAGCATCGTCGTCGCTCCGTACATCGTCTACCATATCATGCGGTTCGGAGCCTTGGGATGGTATAGTGGCAAACGGCGAGTGATTGGCAGAAAGGGGGTGCGACGGACATACGATAATGAGAGATGATCGAACGTGACGGTTGGAAGCCCTTTTTGGAATTGGAGATATGGAGACAAGACGCGACAGAGATCGAAGCAGGTATAAGCGGGGCATGGCGTCCCGCACGGGAGCGGAGGCCAACCGCCGGGCTGGGGAACTCTACACGAGCACAAGCCTCAAACTCCCGAAAGACGCCAAGATGTTCCAGATCAAGAGCGACACGCCGCTGAAGCTGGACATCCTGCCCTTCGAGGTCGGCAAGGGCAATCCCTTCGCCGATCCGGGCATGTTCCATTTCGAGCGGACGTTCTGGGTGCATCGCGGCATCGGGCCGGACAACAACACCTACGTCTGCCCGCGTGAGACCAGCCGCGGCAAGCTGCCCTGCCCCATCTGCGAGCATTTGCAGAAGCTGCGGGAAGACCCGGACGCCAACGAGGAATTGATTGTGGCCTTGCGTCCCAAGCGGCGGCAGTTGTTCAACGTCATCGACACGAACAACCGCAAGGATGGCGTCCAGATTTGGGACATCTCATGGAAGCTGTTCGGCGAACTCCTGCTGGAGTCCCTGGAGGACGAGGAGTATACCGAGGAACGAAAAGACTGGTGCGAATTTGAAGGAGGCAAAACCCTGCGGCTGGCGTTGAAGGAGAAGAAGTTCTCGGGCCGCAGCTTCTACGATGTCAGCCGGATCGATTTCGTGGAGCGGGTGAAGGACTACGATCCGGACGACATGCTCAAGAAGGTGCATTGCCTGGACGACGTGGTCAAGGTGATGCCCTACGACGAATTGAAAAAGGTCTTTTTGCAAACGGGCGAGGAGACCGACGGAAACGGAAGTCACAAATTCAGGAGATTGGACTTGAAGAAGCTGAAGGAAATGTCGCTGAGCCAATTACGGAATTTCATCATCCGCGAGGACCTGGACGTGGAGCCGGACGACTACGACGACGAGGACGCCCTGCGGGATGCCGTGAAGGCCGAAGTGCTGAAGTCTATGTCGGACGATGACGAGGACGCCCCGAAGGACGGCAAGGCCGGGAAGTCGGGCAAGAAGGCCAAGGACGAAGAGCCCGAAGAGTCCACCGGCGAGATCGAGGAAGGCTCCGAGGTCACGTGGGAGGACGACGATGGCGACGAGAAACGCGGCACCGTCACCGAGATCAAGGGCAAGAAGGCCACGGTCGAGGACGAGGACGGTGATGAGCACTCGGTGAAGCTCTCCGACCTGACGCTGGCCGACGCGGGCGAGGAAGAGCCGGAAGAGGAGCCCGGCGTGATCGAAGAGGGCTCCGAAGTCAACTGGACCGACGATGACGGCGACGAGCACACCGGCGAAGTCCAGAGCATCAAGGACAAGTTCGCCCAGGTCAAGGAAGGCAAGAAGACCTACAAGGTCAAGCTGGACGACCTGACGATCGCGTAAGCCGTTTCGGACGAACGGCTGCAAGGACGGTTGGAGGTTCTGTTAGGGGCTGGGTACGAGGACGGAAACGGATTTCGGCCCAGCCCCTTAGCTTTTCTGGTGCGGTAGTATGAAAACCGAGGACGTGAAAAAGAAGCTCAAGCCCAAACCCGCGATTCCGGCTCCCACGGCCAAGGACTATCTCTCCACTGGCTCCACGTTGTTGAATCTCGCCATGACGGGCAAGCCTGATTGGGGATTCCTGAAGGGCAACTACTATCTGTTTGTCGGCGACAGCCAATCCGGCAAAACGTGGCTCAGCTTGTCTTGCTTGGCCGAAGCGTCCATCAATCCCGCCTTCGACAATTACCGCCTCATTTATGACAACGGGGAGAATGGGGCTTTGATGGACGTGCGGAAGTTTTTCGGCAGAAGGCTGGCGGAGAGATTGGAGCCGCCGGAGCGGGACGAGCACGGCAATCCGGTCTACTCCCGCTACGTGGAACAGCTTTACTATCACGTCAAGGACGCGGTGGAAGCGGAGAAGCCCTTCATCTACGTACAGGATTCTATCGACGTGCTGTCCTGTTTCGCCGAGGAGAACAAGTTCGAGGAGCAGCGGGAGGCATTCGACAAGGGTAAAGAGGCCAAAGGCTCCTACTCCCAACAGCCCAAGCTCCATAGTCAAGACCTGCGGCAAGTGCTGGGGGACTTGCAGAGGTCCGGCAGCATCCTCATTTTCATCAACCAAACGCGGGACAAGATCGGAGACGTGCTGTCCTTCGACAAGAAGACTCATTCCGGCGGCAAGGCCATCACGTTCTACGCCTGCGTCGAATTGTGGAGCAGCGTGGCCGGGAAGATCCACAAGACCGTCAAAGGCAAGCCGCGGCAGATCGGGACCATCTGCGAACTACGCACCAAGAAAAACCGCGTCCAGGGCAAAGACCGCAAGGTGCAGATTCCCATTTACTGGTCCTGCGGAATCGACGACGCTGGGAGTATGGTCGATTATCTGGTGGAGGAGAAGCACTGGTCCAAGAAGGACAAAGGGGATATCATAATCGCCAAGGACCTGGACCTGGAAATGAGCCGGGAAAAGCTCATCCGCCATATCCAGGACAACGACCTGGAGCGGGACGTACGGGAGATCGTGGCGGACGTGTGGGACGAGATAGAGAAAGCGTGCGAGGTTATCCGGAAATCACGGTATGAGTAAGAACAGCGAGAGTAAACCGGTCGAAAAA